ACTCTTTCCCCCCTTTTTTTTCCCTCTCGGGGGGAGCCAACCCCCCCCCTGCGACAGGGAGCCACGCTCCCTCGACCCACCTAAAGTTTCAGAAATTTTGCTTCGCAAAATTTTAAAATTTTCATCGGTTCAAAAACCGGACGTAGTCCACACCTCTAGCGTCGCGCAGGTGGGGGATTTTAAGGGGGCGGTGCGCCTCGCAACTCCGAGCGCTGCCCCCTTATGTTTCGCGCGAAAGCGCATTTATGCAATGTCTGCATCGTAATCTCTTCTAAGCGTAAGGCTGAATGTTTGCGTGAAAAACGCTCCATTTGGGGCAAATACCGATCTGTTTTCGCTGATCTTCTCTATCGCAAATCTGCCTAGATATTTACCTAGCCCCGTCACGAGCGGTAAGGACTGCCGCAGCGTCGCCAAAGCATAAAGCGACTTAAGCGCACTTTGTCCGTCGCAGGCGAATGGCAGAGTTTGTCCGCTAAGGGTAATGCTCTGCGTACCCAGATTTACATTCAGCAGCGCGGAATGGTTGTTTATCCTCTCGGTAGAGTTTATGCCGAATTCCGTTTCTACTGATATTTCGCTCGTCTGTTTCCATTCAAATTTAAAACCGCCCAAATTTAAGACCATATTTTTTTCCTCTTTCAAATTTAACTCGGACGTAGTCCGCACCTCTAGCGTCGCCCGGGTGGGGGATTTTAAGGGGGCGGGCGGGCCTCGCAACTCTGAGCGCCGCCCCCTTATGAGCGTGCGCGAAAGCGCACAAGCTATCCTCTCACGTCCGTATTTTTCGCATTCCGTTCATTTCGTCTGATAGCCTCTTGCACATCCTTTGAAATTTGCCGTTTAAAAGCTTCGGTATCGATACTGCCTCCGTGAGCGTCTATCTTAAAATCCCCGTTAAAAGTAACGTTCGTATTGCCTCCGGCGCGGCTTGAGCTAAGAGTGCTGAGCGCTTCGCCCATAGGAGGGTTCGGCGCAGGCGTAAAATTTCGATCGGCATTAGCATAAGCAGGCGTCATAACCGGCGCACTATTATCTCCAAAGCCAAAAAATTCCCCTACGCTTTTTACGCTGCTAAGTACCCAATCGATCTTTTCGCCTATCCAGCCGAAAAAGTCCGCAAATAGATCCTTCCACCATGCTACCGTCTCATCAAATACGCTACTAAATGCCTCTATCCAGCTATCCAGCCAACTTTTAAAGCTCTCCCATTCAGGCTTGATTTTTTGCCAAAAATTTTGAAAGAAGGCTTTGACCCTATCCCAATTCTCATACAGCCACACCGCCGCCGTAGCAAGCCCCACGACTATGGCGCCGATGCCGGTAGTGATTAGGGCTAGCTTCATTATGCGAAAGCCTGCGGCTGCAGCGATGCTTGCGCCCCGCAGTATAGCCATAGCCGCTGCTGCGGCCTTGCTTGCTACGGCATGAGCGATCATAGCGGCTCTTTGGATTAGCACCGACATCGTAAGGCGTTTAGTAGCAAGATTATATAGTTGCGTCCAAACAAGAGCGAAGCGCAATCTTGCGCCTACTAGCCACGAGGCTACCGCTTGCGCTTTTAAAGCTATGGCCGTAGCGGCGGCACGTACCTTAGCAATTATAAAAAGCGGATTTAAAATTTTAAGGATTTTAACCATGCCGATAAAGCCGTCTATGACGCTAAAGATTGCTATTTTTAGTAGCAACCATACGGGCTTGAAAATCAAAAATCCCGCTACCGCCGAGCTAAGCACCTTTGTAAGCGTCGGAAATTCTCTCGCTAATTTTTGCACCCAAGCCGCTAGCGAGCCCAAAGAGTTTGCGAGCGAGTTTATCATAGGTAAGAAAGTCTCTCCTATGATGGCGGCTAAATTTAAAGCGCTCTGTTTAAGACGCTCTATTGCTGAAGCGGTAGTATCCAGCTTCGTTTGAAGCTCTTTTTTCATAGAGCCCTTTGCTTCATCGGAATAGGCACGTCTTAAATTTTCTTTTAACGCGTCCACATTCATCACCAAAGCGGCTATTTCATCATTGAAATTACCGCCTACCAAATCATAAAGCAAGCCCGATCTCATCTGCTTAGGCGCCTTATTAATTCGGTCCAAGAAATCCACTATCGTGCCCTCGGCATCTTTTTGTAGATTGGCTTTAAGCGTCTTTGCGTCCAGTCCGATCTGTTTTAGTGCTTCCTGAAATGCCTTGCTTTGGCTCTCTGCAGTATCGAGCCTCGTAAAAAGAGCGTTAAGAGAAGTTCCCACGACGCTCGTAGCTTTACCGGTGCTAAGCATCGTAGAGCTTATGGCGGCTGCCGACTTTTCATTTAGTCCGATAAGATTAGAGTTTGCGGCGATCAAAGAGGTAGCTTCGAATATATCTTTAGCGTTTGCGTTTTCTACGGTATTATCAAGCAAATTTATTGCATCAAATAACTCGTTCATCCTATCTAAATCTTTAATCTTAAAGCCTACCTTCATATTGTTACTGGCTCTACTTAGATCCTCAGCGCTCATTTCAAACGCCGCAGCTCCAGTTGCAAGCATGCGAGTATATTTAAGCAGATCCTCGCCCTTTAAATTTATCTTTCCGCCGCCCGAGGCTATCTCGCTTATGCGCTCAAAACTAAGCCCTAAAGAGCTAGAGAGGTTGCGCATCTCTCCTTTTAGAATTTGTAGATTTTCAGCGCTATCATCTACGTATTTTTTGACATTTGCAAAGGCTGCCTCATCATCTATGGCAAGCTTGATGGGAAGCGCAAAAACTCCCGTTGCGGCGGCGTTTCTTATGGTGGCAAACTCCGCTATAACGTTACGCCTAGCCTCGCGTAGGCTATGCTGCAGATTAGTAAGCTTTTGATTGTCAAATATCTTTAGCGCTTTATTCGTTTCCGAAATGCTTTCGTTGATCTGCTTAAAACCCTTTTTAAGCTCGCCGAGTTGGGTTATCCCTTTTATGACAAGCCCAATGGTAACGCCCAGCGCTTCTTCTTGCATTTTTAAATCCTTTTTGTTATACTATAGCCATGATATTAGATGTTATTTGCCTAATTTTAGGCATTCTCGCCGTATTCGGCGCCCTATCTTTAACCGCATCGCTCACTGAAGCCTTATTAAAAGACTTTTGCAGCATCTTTAAGCGCCCTTAGCTCCGCTTTGCGCTCGCAAGATCTTTAGCGAAATACTGACAAATTCACTAAAATCCAGCACATCCATATCCAAAATTTCGCGATGGCCAAAATGCAGTACGTAGCCTAGCAGCGCGATGTTTTCATTATCGGCTGCGCTCAAACGTCCAAAAAACTTTGCACCGCCCGTTGCAAGGCATTAAAATCTGCGATATCCAGTTCCTCGATCCACGAAGGCGTTTTATTCGCGCAAGTAGCGCATAGCTTAATGCTTTGCTCGATCTCGCTTTTTTCATTTGAAACCGTCTTAAACGCCTTGACGCTCGGTGCGAAAACCTCTACCTCTTCGCCGCAGACCGGCAAATTCACTTTGATATTTCTCATTTTTTACTCTCCTAAATTTGATCTTACTTTCGCCATATAATCCACCCCGCCGATCATTAGGATCATATTTTCGGCATCTTTCAGCACCATCGGCGTCTTGTCTATATTGATATCGACAAAGTGCGCTTGAAGCGTGATAGTAACTTCCATTTCGGCACCGCTTTCAAAGTCTGCAAATTCAATCTTCGTGATATCGCCGGTAAATGCCGCGCTAAACGGCTTCGGCTCGCCTGATGCTTGATAGATCGAGGCGGTGAAAAGAAACGGCACGCGCGAGCTAAAGGCATTTAGCCCCATAGCAAGCCATGTGTTTCTATCTGCAATGCGGATCGTAAAGCTTACCTCGGTAGCGGTTAAAATTCCGCTGCTATAATTTGCGCTCAGCGCACCTTTGGCCTCTATCGTCTCAAACTCCATAGTAGGAAGTTTGAGCGTTTTTGTAACGCCTAAATAGCCCTGGCCATTTACAAATACATTGCACTCCTGCACTGCTTGAGGAATAATTCTTTTCATGCTTTTCTCCTTTTATTTTTGATTTCTCGGGCGAGCTAAGCCCGCCCTGCGACGGGGAGCTCTCCACTACTTCTCGCGAAGGCTAGGAAGCCCCCGCCGTTTTTAAAAATTTCGCTTCTTAAAATTTTTAAACCTCTTTGAATTTAAGCGTCAGATAAAAGAGCGGCTCCGCACTTTTAAAAAGCGGTTCGGCACTCA